ATCCGTGGCGGGGAGTTGTGCGCCCTAGGGACTGATGATTTGGATCTCGACAATCGCACCATTTCCGTCAAGCGTTCGGTGTACAAGGGCAAGCTGCAAACCACGAAGACGCGCAAGGGAGTTCGGACATTCGCTATCTCTGCCGAACTGTGTGAGCACTTGCAGGGATTCTTGCTACACGGCTGGAGGGACAACCCCGAAAAGCTGCTATTCGCGACACGGGAGGGTACTCCATACGACAACCGAGACATCGTGGACCAGGTGTTGCACCCGCTCCTCGACCGTCTCCAGATCCCGCGTGCGGGGTTGCATGCATTCCGTCACGGCAACGAGACACTAATGGATCACCTCGGCATTCCGATGGGAGTGCGGAGAGATCGGCTAGGACATGAGAAAAACGAAACTACGATGGGTTACACTCACGTGATCGGTGACGATGATCGGAAGACGGCGAGCAAGCTCGGTAAGATTCTTTGCCCAAATTTGCTCAACTCTCAGCCGGTTGATGCAGTTATCACCTAGCCGTTACAATGCATTAGCACCAATGTTCTTTCCCAATTGAGAGGGCGCGGTACCCAAGTGGTAAGGGAGAGGTCTGCAAAACCTTTATGCGTCGGTTCGATTCCGACCCGCGCCTCCAATCTTTTCTTGCAGTTGCTTGTTCTGGTTGCACTTAGGCTCGATTTGAGCTTTCGTGCTGGTTGGGCCTCAATGGGGCAAAATCGGCCAATTTTGGCCCCGGGGGCGGACAAAAAGCGGACAAGATTTTTACCGTTCAATTTGGCCTCCCTTCCTGCTCAGTGGCTGCCTTCTCGGCGGCCCGCAAAATCTCGTCATATTGGAGCATCGCGCTGCGCTTATGCTCAGCCGTTGGATGCACGTAGCGCTGCACCAAACGAATCGAACTATGCCCTAGGATCGCCGCCAGCGTGGCGAGATCGATGCCCGCCTGCGCGAGGCGAGTTGCGAAAGTGTGGCGGAAATCATAGAGGACGAACGTGAATGCAACTCCGGCCTTTGATCCGGCTGTGCAAACTCGGTCGTGCGCTCCGTTTAATCTCGTAACGTGCTGCCCCGGGTTTCGAGAAGAAGGGAAAATCCAATTGGAACCACCGGGCATCCGTCGCGCGAGAATTCCGCGGCTCTCGCTAGTCAGGTCAAGAGTGCGTCGGGCCGCGGTCGACTTCCCGCTTGTTATTTGCAACTGACCCCGATCGAGATCCACGTCCGCCTTACGAAGGCAGGCAACTTCGTCCGGCCGCATGCCTTGATTGAGGATCAAGCGGCCGAGATCATTTAGGTCTCTGTGCTTCGCCGCGCGGAAGAAATATTCCCGTTCTTCCTCAAATGTGAGCACGTGAATTCGAATAGCGTCGGCGTCTGAGGGTATCGTCACGTTGCGCACGGGATTGTCTCTCCCCCAACGCTGCTTGACCGCATAGCCGAAGAATTTCGAGAGCGCGTGCAGGTCGTGACGCAAGGTGATGTCCCGCACTCCATGGTCGTTCACTCGCCACGCGCTATACTCTTCCAAGCGACCCGAATCGATCAAACTCACCGGCTCTTTTCCGAAAAACTGTTTCGCACTAGTAAGACTAGTTGCGATCCGTCGATAGCTGTTAGGGTGTGCCCTGTATTCCATCTTTGCCCAGTCAAGAAAGTGCCGCGTCGCCTCAGTGAACTCCCGGACTTGGATCGGGAGTAATGGCCGCCGACCGTCCCGCAGCGCCTGACGGTGTTCCGACTCTTTGTCTTGAGCCGCTCTCGTGTTTTGTTTTGTGGCGGCCAAGTCGGTTGTTCCGCTGTATTCCTTGCCGTCCAGTTTGAAGCGGTAATTCCATATTCCGTTGCGATTCCTCAGTGCCATTGCTTGTCTCCCGGATTTGGGATTGGATCCATCTGTCAACGTGCGTCTTCGGATACCAGATGCGCCTGCCAGCCTTCAGATACGCCGGCCCTTTTCCTTGTGACCTCCAGTCGGCGAGTGTGGCCGGCGAGAGTCCAAGATTCTGCGCCAAGTCCTCCGGAGAAAGCAAGCTCTCCCTCAGACTCATCCCACCGGATTGTGGCCGTTCTGAAATCATATGTTTCTTGGTACTTGAAATTGGGGCGAAAGTCGCGACGCTAAGTTGTTGACTAGACAACAACGGCGTGGGTCGTTTTCAAGACCTTTTTGGAACACACCCGGCGCTCGAGCTGTGACTCCTCACCGACGTTGACGTGGCGACTCCGCAGTCATCTGTAGATGGCGAATGTAGGCCGATGTCAGGTCGCCTTGTTCGGCTAGACGACGAATGTCCTCCCGGACTACCAATTCCCGTGGCTTTTCGGTCGTTGTGATAAACGTGTAAATTCCATACCGCGCGTCGTCAGCCACGTCATCGAGAGGATCTCCTGGCACCTTCAGAACCATCGCCGGGCCGCTTTTCGTCGTGCATCCGGCTGGGGATGGCCTCTATCAGCTTCGGGCAGGTGTCGGCAATCTGCCATTGTCCCGTTTGAAGCGCCTGGTACATTAGCTGCCAGCCGCCAATTCGGTCGTTGGATGCCGCGATCACGCCGAGATCGTAGGGTTCCAGGACCTCGTTGATCTGGTCGGCAATCGTATGGCCGTCGCCTACATTCTTGAAGTTCGAGGGATCGAGATACACGGCCAGAATTTTTCGGCGCTGCCCCTGTATCGTGGGTTCGACAAGGCGCCTGATCACCTCTTCAGCGAACTCATATGCGGCCAAATGTGGAGCGACAAACTCTCCGATCGTCTTAATCCTTCCATCCTGGGTGCGGACGTGGAGGTGAGCCGACGCACTCGACTTCCCAAAGCCGTAGTCCAAACTCAGGAAATGTGCGTCCCACCACTGAGCGTTGACGGTTGCATAAGGAATGACCATCTTTGAGGCCTTCCAGTTTGCGAAGTACGCCCCTTGGAGTTCGCACCAACAGCCCTGCTCCATGGCAGCCGATAGCGACCCCGACATCATTCGCAAGCGGTACACATACTTGTCATCCAGCAGGTTATGGTCACTAAGCCGGCCAGGAATGAAGGCGATCGAGAAGCCGTTGCCATCTGGATCCTGGAGCGGATAGTGATCCGATGGCCAGCGGGCGTCCCAGTACAGCTTTCCCGGTTTGGCGCATTTGTCTAAGCCGTGTATCGGGCAGGCGCCGCGCAGGAACATCGCCTTGTGCCAAGCTGCCCCGATGTTTCCCGGGTTACTCCCGAGGCGCATTCGGAGCCGCAGGCTGCGATCGGTAGAACTTAAACGGCCCAGCATGTTTCTCACTTGGTACTCGGAGTGGAATGTCGACTCATCGAATCCGATGAAGCTGTAACGCGGGCCCAAGTACTCCCAGATGTCTCTGTCGGTGGAAATATAAGCAAGCCGAATTTTGGCTCCTGATGGGAACGTCCATGTCCAGGAAGGCGGACCCACGTACTTTGCGCCCATTGCATTGTAGAGACGCCGGGTCTTATCCACGATGTCCGTCATCTGAGTGAACTGCTGACGGAAAATAATGGCGCGTAGGTTGGGATTGCTCGATTCCAGAGCGGCATCCACCAACATCGTCTCTGTTTTCAGCGAGCCTGCCGCTCCACCGAAGAACACAATGTCCGCAGGGCTTGCGAGCGCCGCCTTTTGAGCTTCTGTTCTCGGCTCCCATCCGGGAGGATAGACATTCCCCTGGCTTCTGGCCAACTTACTATCCCGGTAGATTTTCGCTTGTGCCCGGATTCGTTTCACGTCGATTGACCCGCTCATCGTTTCGCCTGTACTGCAGTTTCAAACCACTCAGGCAGCGTCCCGTCGTTGATCACAGCCTCGATTTCCGAATCCGACATGCGCTCAAAAAGCTGATTCAAGTCGAGGTTCTCAGTTCGCCTAATCCACTGTCCCAGCTCCTCAGCCGCTTGCTTCTGTACGTCCCTAATCTCTGCAATGGTGCTGGTGTCCACTCGATATTCTTCGATCGCTTGGAAGTCTTCGCCCTTGCCGATGCCTTTCATCGTTTTGGTGACAATGCCGGTCTTGCCACCGGGCACCGCAGCCATGCCCTTGCTTTTGGCTCGCTCGTCAATGACTTGCAGCATCTTGTTGTGCAGGTCATTCAATACCCCGACACGCCGCTCTCTCCGCGCAATGCCATTTTTCAGAGCCCGCTTCGCGTATGCCTCGACAATCGCTTGCACTCGAGCCCTGAATGTCGGCTGCAGTTTCCAGCGCTCTAGGGTGGCCTTATCGATCCCACACTGCTCTGCAATCTCGCGGTCGGGAAGCCGGTCGTCGGCTACGAGTTGTGCGGCCATTTCGCGAGTTTTGGTCGCATTTTGTCGCACGTTGGCGGAATTGCTACTCATCCGTCACCTTCTCTCAGACGGTCCACTTCCATTGTTGTATGCCATCTTGCTGCATGCCCGGAGTGGAGTGGAGTTACCCCGAGCTGAAGCCGGAATATTCTTTTGCTCCCAAGTGGTGGCGGGTCACTGCTTATGTGATCGCGGGATGCACAGTGGCCTTCTTCTCTTTTAGCTTGTTCGGAGTGTTCCTTATGCTGTTCGGTAATTGACCGGCCACGCTACGAGTGATTCACTGCACAATCCAGTGCACAACTTTCCCACCTCTCTGGCGCCCTTTCCAACCGACAATGTGACGGCAGGTTGCAGAGCAATAGCAGTTTAGCCTAACGCGTGACAGGTCGGCAGAT